AGAGTATGTTAAAGAACTTAAACCATCTTATTATATTGTACCTGATGTTTTGGAAGACGGATATGCAACTATAAAAAGTTTTCATGAGTTTACTAATAAGTATCCAAAATTACCTGGATTAAAGATAGGGGCGGTTCAAGGTAAAACTTATGATGAGATAGTTGATTGTTATAACTATATGTCTGATAATGCTGATTATATAGCAATTAGTTTTGATTTTAGTTATTATGTAGTTACAGGGAAAGGTAAAACTAAACTTGAAAGATGGTGTGACGGTCGTAGAAGATTAATTGAACAATTAAAGAAAGATGGTATATGGAATAATCAAAAGCCTCATCATTTACTTGGATGTTCATTAGCTAAAGAATTTAAAAATTATGTCGGTGATATATCTATAAGATCTGTAGATACTTCTAATCCTGTAGTAGCTGGTATTAAGGAACTTAGATATACTGGTAATCTAGGATTAAATGATAAACCTTCGATTATGTTAGCTGATTTAATTGATCATGAGGTTACTGATACTGAAATGGAAGATATACTATATAACGTTAATAATTTTAAAGATATTATAGGTCATGGTAATTAGTTTTACAGGAGCTCAAAGTACTGGTAAATCTACTTTACTAAGTAAGATGCAGATAGATGAAAGATTTCGAAAGTATAATTTTGTTCCGGAAATAACTAGAGGTTTAAAAAAGAAATATAATTTAGATATTAATGAAAATGGGGATGAACTTACTCAATTGATAACAGTTAATAGTCATTTGTATAATTATCTTGATCATATAGGTAGAGATGTTATATTAGATCGATGCATTTTAGATGGATTAGTATATACGACATATCAATATCATACAAAGAAAGTAAGTAAAGAAATATATAATTATAGTGAGCTTCTCTTTAAAAAACTAATAGGTGAATTGGATATTATACTATATACAGAACCTGATATCCCCTTAGTAGATGATGGTGAGCGTAGCGTAGATAAAGAGTTTCGAAATACTATAGTTAATTTATTTGAAGAAGCAATTGAACATTATAAATTAAATGTAATTAGGTTAAGTGGATCAGTTGATAATCGTATGGAAACAATTTATAATATAGTAGATAATTATGGCAAATAACGTATTAGATAATAGTAGAATTAGTAAGCATTTAGGACAAACGTCTCAATATAAGAGTACGTATGATCCTGATTTGTTAGTTAGAGAGCCTCGAAGTAATAATCGAGAATATTTAAATATATTTGATGATGACTTACCTTTCGTAGGCTCCGATACCTGGAATGCATATGAGTGTTCATTCCTTCTTAATAATGGGGCTCCTGTAACTGGGGTTGTAAAATGTATATATCCATGCTCAAGTAAGTATATAGTTGAAAGTAAAAGTATTAAGTTATATTTTAACTCTTTTAATATGACTATGATGGGTTATAATAAAGATGATGCTATATATAGTTTTGAAGAAGATGCTAGTGTAGATTTAAGTGAATTATTAGAGACTAAAGTTGTAGTTAAGTTTCAAGAAGGTGATCGAGTTAATAAAAAATTTGATAGTCCTAATATGGAATGGGAGATTGATAATTATTTAAATGTCGATTTATTAGAAGATGAAAAAGATTATCAATACAATCAATATACTGAAGATCCTAGTCTATTAGAAGGAGTTTCTCGTATAAGAGATTTAGAACAAAAGTTCTATTCTGGTTTACTAAAGAGTAATTGCCGAGTTACTTCACAACCTGATTGGGGTGACGTTTTTATTTATATCAAATCAAAGACTGCTATTGATGCTCATAGTATTAAAAAGTATGTTATATCATATAGAGATGAGTGTCATTTTCATGAGGAGATATGTGAGTGTTTTTATAAGAGATTAAAAGATGCTTTCGATCCTTCTGAGCTATTAGTAATGTGTTTATATGCTCGTAGAGGGGGTATTGATATTAATCCTGTAAGAGCTTCAAGTCAAGATCTTATTGAGAAGTATGCTGCTAATCTAATTGACCCAGAAGCAGTTCATATTAAAACTTCTAAGCAATAATGGATATAATAATGTTATGGGGTGCAATTTTATGCATTATATTATACTCATGGTATATATCAACGCTATAGACAAAATGAGACCTGGCCCATAATTATGAACCAGATCTCAAGATAATTATAACTTATACTAAGATTAGTCGTTATGCAAAGTACACCGAGTTTGTACCTGGTGTAAATGCTTGACCGAGTCCAGTACAGATGATAACGTGGTAGTAGAGATTTGCTCCGAAGATATTGTCTACGACACCGTAACGTGTTAGCAAGCCAACGCGTGGTGCGAAGTCATTAGGACCAATTGTTCTCTGAACCATAACTGGAATGTATGGACAGTAGATGATACCAGTGTCATAAAACTCTGGACCCTTGTAACCAAGCAACGCATACTCAACAGCATCCTTAGAAGGATTAGAAAGAGTGTTACCAATCTTTTGACCTTCTGTACGAGTGTCTCTGTATACATTGAAACGACCACCAAGATTACCGATCTTAGCAACACCAACAGGTTGTGTATTAACATTACCTTGGACTGGTACCCACTGGAATTCAGGGAGCATTTCCATGATAGCGCAAACACGAGGTGTAGCTACGATGAAGTTAGCAGCACCACGGCGATTTCTCACTGCGATACGATTAGCTTCAACGATTAATCTTTGATAGAAGTCGCGGTTACGTTCTACAATCCAACGGCCGTCTGCAGAAGCAGGACTCCATACGGAGAATCCTTTATCACGTCCTGCATTAAGAGCAACTTGAATCATTCTCATAAGCATTTCACGGTCGATTTCGGCCTGAATTTCATATGACATAGCATTTGTTAATTCAGTATCGATATCGATACCATTCATGTTCTTAAGATCTTGTTCAAGTTCAACTGACCAACGAGCGCCTAAGCGTCTTGTACCAGCTTCAACAGCAGTCTTTTCAAAAGAAACTTCCATTGTAGGTATATTACCTGTAATTTCGAAGTTTTGAAGAAGAGCTGCTACACCGTCATCACCTTCTGCGAAGGCGAAGTCGTCATTACCAGATAGGTAAGTAGCTGATGCACCAGTATAAGAAGTCTTAAGTTCTTGGAACCCAACTTCCTTATCTTTAGCTTGTGCAAATGCCTCTGTTTGACCAGTTGGAGTATTACCTGCGCCTGTCTTACCGTCGATACCAGTACCAAGTGTTTCACCTGTGTAACGATAACGAAGAGCAAAAGCAAGTCCTACTGGACCAGCCATTGGTTGAACACCAACGATTTCATTTGTAATTAACTCGGGAAAAGTACGACGAATCATTGGGATAAGAATCTTTGGAAGACGGAAGTCGCCTGTAGCATAACTGTCATCACCTGGTGTACCACCAACTAAGCTAGCTGCTCCAATTGAAGCAGCAGCACCTAGGGCACCATCGTTACCGGAAGTATTACCGGGACGGCCAGAGCCGCCAGAGCCAGGGACGTAGTTAGGTCCAGCTTCATTCAAACACCATGACTCTTGGTTTTCCAAAAGCATAGCAGTATTTAAACGAGTGTGACTATCTTCGATAGCAGCAACACTTTTAGAAGTGTAGTCCAATACTGGAGCCCACTTTTCAAGTAGTTGCGACGCACGATTCTCATCGATATAAGCCTGTGTAGGTCTTATTGAATTCATAGTTTATTTTTCCTTTATTATCGACCCCAAGGGTTATACAACCCAGGAAACTCAGGAATTCCTATACATTAGGTAATTCTAGTACTTAGATAACTCATCTAGATAAGGTGATGGTACGCTTTCATTAACAACTTCTTGTTTATCTTCGTATACAACCCTATCTACATCTTCTCTAGTACTTAAAGCTTCTTCTTTCAATGTCTCGAGTCTGTCGCTTTCTTTTTTCTTGAATAGCTTTAATGTATAATCAAAGTTTTCGTTAATAAACTCTTCGTTCTTACCCTTCATAACTTTGTTTACATATTGCTTTGTTCTTTTATCAAGACCTGCAGTTTTTTGTTCGAGAACTAATCCAGCCTTTACTGAATCTAATTCTTCTTTTAAAACTGTATTTTCATTTGCAACAGACTCAAGCTTCTTTGAAGCTTCATTAATTTGATTACGACCGTCAATAACGGCTTCTTTAATGCTTTCTTTTTCTAAAGCACTATCAACTGCTAGATGGCTTCTTAAGCCTTCTAAAATTTTCTTAGCCTTAGTGTTCTTTACTGCTTCTTTAACACTTTCAGCTGGAATTTTTTCTTCTAAATAAACATCTAAATAATCAGAAATGCTTTCAATTAATTGATCTTGAAATCCTTCAGCTTCTCCTCCTAAAGCACTTTCATACTTTTCAATAACAAGCTTTAATTTATTAGATCTATCAGTATCAATAGCTTCTACAACTCTCTTTAACTTTAAAGAATGATCTTCATCTATTTTTTGTACAAGCTCATTAAGCTTTTCTGTGTAAAGTTCATCTTGCTCATTA